CTGGCAATCCTAAGTATTATTTACGTCATGTAGTTTCAAGTGTGGCAGGTGCGGGAAATTATTGTTCTTTCATACAACAAATTGAAGGTGTTCAGACTCTAGCAGGACAAACAGCCACATTGAGTTTTTGGGCCAAAGCAGATTCTAACAAGAGTATTGCTACAGAATTTCGTCAACATTTTGGAACAGGAGGATCACCGTCTGCTATAGTAAGCTCAATTGGAGTTACAACTCATAATCTCACAACATCTTGGCAAAAGTTTACAACAACAGTTTCTATTCCATCCATAAGTGGAAAAACAATTGGTTCAGATGGTAATGACAAACTGCAAATAAATTTTTGGTTTGATGCAGAAAGTAATTGGGATTCCAGAAACAACTCACTAGGACAACAATCTGGAACTTTTGACATTGCACAAGTCCAGCTTGAAGAAGGCTCAGTTCCGACCCCCTTTGAGCATCGGCCTATTGGAACAGAGTTAGCGTTGTGTCAGAGGTATTATGAAACCTGCGGAACAGATACTCTGTATAAAGACATAATTCAGTCTTACTCAGGCGGATCAGGTTCTTTTGTACAAGGAGTTGAATTTAAAGTCCAAAAAAGAGCAGATCCTACGGTTTCTATTTTTTCTAAAGCGGGAACAGTGGATAACGTAAGTTATCACAACAACAGCCTTGACTACCCAGTAACTTCTGTGGAAGCTAGTACATATTCTATTAGAAGAATTGGGTCTTCTACTAGTTTGTTAAGAACTGTCCAGTACACGTTTACAGCAGATGCAGAATTATAAAGGAAAAAAATATGTATAAACTATCTCAACAACCAAATTTAGCAATTATTCGATTAGCAGATGGTGCGCATATTCCAATTGCTCCTGGCAATCGTGATTATGATGAATACAAAGAATGGTTAGCAGAAGGTAACACCCCTGAACCAGCTGATGTCACACCAGCAGACGTTCAACTTAGAAATCAACGTGATATACTGTTAGCAGAAACAGACACACCTTGGGGACTTGTTGACTATGATCATCCTGACAAGCAATTGTGGTATGACTATCGTCAAGCTCTTCGAGACCTAACAACAACCGCTGATCCACAATTAGATGCGGATGGCAATTTAACAAACGTCAACTGGCCAACAAAACCAGCATAACATGTCATACATTGGTAACACTCCTGTTCTTCAAACAACTGAGTTTCGTGAAGAACAGACAATCACTACAGAATCTCAAGACCTGTTCACCACACAAGGATATCAACCAGGATATATTTCGGTCTTTCGTAATGGTGTGAGACTGGCAGAAGAAGATTACTTAGCAAGTGATGGTTATTCTGTGCTGCTGAATACACCAGCGGTCAAAGATGATATTATGTTGTTTGAATATCGTACTGAAGTTGTTCAAGTGCTTGATAATTCACTTGGTCCTGAGAAACTAAATCTCACATCAAACTCATTACCCATTGATGTAATTGATGTGGCAGATGCTTCAATACCAATCAGTGCTTTAGCGTTGACAGCAAATGGCATTCCGATTGCTGTAGTGAATATTTCTGAAGACTCAATACCCATTGAAGCAATAAATATAACTGCAAATTCAATCTCACTCGAATCACTCTCACTCACAGCAAATGGCATTCCGATTGCTGCTGTGAACACATCAGGACTCAACTTAGATGCTGGTGCGAAGGCAGATATGTTCTATGAGAACAGCAACATTCTAACAGAATCTTATACAATCACTGATGGCAAAAATGCTCTCAGTGCGGGACCGATCACAATCGCAGATGGTGTGATTGTTACAGTGCCTGCTAACTCAGTTTGGACAGTGGTATAATGGCAACAAGTATAATTAAAACAGATGAACTAAGACTGTTGAACGATCAGGTGGTGATGTCGGATGGAGCATTGACAGAGAATGTTACGTTTCCTGCTGGGCATGTGATTCAAACTTTTGTTGAAATTGATGGTATTGTAACAAGCACCGATACTACAACTTATGTTACACCATTTACCGGAATTGATATTACAATGATTGGTAATAATAAGGTTTTGGTGATGGTTTTTTTTTCAGGGTTTGCAACAGCTTCGACCTCTGCAAGAGCTTATTTTAGGCTAGCTCAAACTTTAGGTGGTTCTACAACGCATTATCCTCTAGCTAGAGACGTAGGTTATAGCGTAACTGATATAAGAATGCCAGTTTCAATGGCATACCAAACAGGTTTATTATCGTCAGGGGCGACCTATACTTTTAATGTCGAATTTCAATCTGTCAGTTCATCTGGCACAGTAGTTGTCAATAACCCGTATGACGGGGCAGGATATAGTACATTAGTCGTGCAGGAGATTAAAGTATGATTACGATAATTGATGTGCTGGAGAGTTTAAAGGTAAAAAACTGGACTCTCCGAGGGAACGGATTAACTGAAACAGAATTTAATAAGGGATTTACACAAAATAGAAGTAAAAATCCAAACGAATGGTCAATTACTTGGTCTGAAGTTTCAGAAAAATTCGCAGAACTCCAAGCAGCCGAACCAATGCGACTATTAAAAGAAGAACGCAATCGGCTACTTGCTGAAACAGATTGGAGATTTCGTATTGACCAAGAACCAAAACAAGAATGGTATGAATATTGTCAAGCGTTGAGAGACTTGCCATCAAACAGTGATCCTCAATTGGATGAGAATGGACAATTGACCAATGTAAACTGGCCGGAGGTACCAAATGCCTAGTGCTTTGCGAATCAAAGAGATACGGGACTTAGAAGACAATGTGATGATGTCAAATGGAGCATTGACAGGCAATGTTTCATTTCCTGCTGGGCATGTGATTCAGCTAAAACATGAAATGTATTCGGGTGGCGATATATCGACAAGCAGCCAAAATTTTGTTGAAATCAATTCCTCACTTCGATTGTCATTTACCTTAAATTCAACAAATAAAGTTTTAGTCAATATCTCAGGTGGAGGACCAAATAAGCATAGTGGTAGTAGTAGCAACATGTCTTTTTACTCCTGGGGTTTGTTAAATTCAGACGGAAGCATTACTAATTTTTCTGATAGTTCTCAGGGTCTTGCTTTCTTTGGTTCAGAGATTTCAGCTACTGCTCATCCATGTTCTCTTTCTTATTCATATGTTTATACACCAGCAGATTGGTCAATCACTGACTATTCAAATCCCTTCACTCTTACGCCAATTTTTAGGTCAGGTGATGGTGGAATTGTTCGTGCTACAGAAGGTGGTGGTGGTCAAAATATTCAAGTATATGGAATGGTATTTCAACAATGATAAAACATAACTTTTTACCAGAAGCCTTAGTTGAGTTACGCCCTGGCGCAGTTTTCACAGTTCGAGATGGTGAAATTTTTTGGGAAGGAGATATAACTAAGCCAAGTGAAAAAGAAATTCAAAACAAGATTGCTGAACTCGAAGCAGCCGAACCACTTCGACTATTGAGAGAAGAAAGAGACCGTCGATTGACGGCAACAGATTGGCGTGCCACAATTGATTATCCCGGTGATGACCAAGCAGCATGGCTTGAGTATCGTCAGGCACTTCGAGATATTACAGAACAAGATCCAGAAAACGTCACTTGGCCAGAGGAGCCGGTATGATCAAAATTCATGGTTCATCAGGAATTGAATTTCCAAACAACTACTCAATCAAGTCAGACAGTGGTGAATTGAAATTCAATCATGATATGTCGACTATCGCAAAGGCAACTTCTGAACATTTTGAAGAATTCAATCGTCCAATACTTGCTGTTCGGCATAATGGCTCCGCACATACAACTCACGCAGGTACTCGGATTAAACTACAAGAAATTGTAATAGACACACATAATGGATATAATATTAGCACAGGAGATTATACAGTACCATTGTCTGGAAAATATCTTTGCCTCTGTTCACTTTTTATAAACACAGCTGGCGTTGTTGATAATTATGCTTATTTCAAACCATACAGAAATGGTACTTGGTATCCTTCCTCTCAATGGTGTCATGGTTTACACCAGGCTACTCGCAATTATGAAACACTTACAGGTAATTGGCTTTTAGAAGGAGAAGTTGGTGATACATTTGCTATGGGTCTATATACCAATGGTAGTTCACAACTCTACCTTGGTAATTACCATCAATTAAACTTTATTTACCTATCATCATGAGTATCAAAAATAAACTCTGGAATGACTATCGACTCTTTCAGAGTTTATTCACACGCAAAGAACTTTTTCATCCAAAAGTAATCAGTGTGTTTGTCTTTTCATACCTTTTCGTTTTTGCTGCTACAGTGATTGTATACATTTCTCAATAGATAAATAATAAGTAAATTCAACAATTATAAAAGACACTATGGGAAATATAATCAAACACCTTCGAGGAACCTCCTCTGACCATGAAACATATACTGGCGAAAAAGGAGTGATTTCTGTGGTCACAAATGAAGACCATGAACCAACCGGTGAAATTCGTATTCATGATGGTAAGACAGCTGGTGGTATCGATCCTTTATCTGAACTTCGACAAATGATTGAAGATTTACAAAATCGAGTTACTGCCCTGGAAGGAAGTTAACATGTTATTTGGTAAACAAGTAAAATTTATATTGAGGAATAAATGGCCGGTGTTCTAATTGTAGATGAAATACAAGCTCCTGAAGGTTCTGAGGGAATTCGTCTAAAGGCACCCCTACTCTCATCTGAAGGTGCTTCACTTCTGGATGCCGTGTCCGGCAATGTTCACACAAGATTCAGTTCATTCGAAGATGGTTCAATACCATATTCGAAACTTGATATACCAGATGGTGCGTTAAAATTCTCAAAATTAGAAGAGATG